TTATTACCCAATAGTTCTCTAACATTTTCCATCTCCATTGCTGTTTTGTATAGGTTGTCTAACACATCATCAGATGGTGTATTGTCTATACCTTTTCTTGCCGCAGTTTCACTAAATGTTAATTCTTCTATACTAAAATGAGGTGATGCTTTTATCATTTAGCTATGCCTTTTAGTTTTTCAAAAGTACGCAATCCAGACATTCCTAAAAGTGCGAAAGTTAATTCTAATAAAATTTCATTGTCAATAGTAGGGATAGGAGTTGTTACACCATCTAGTCCATCTATATAAACTGCAAAAGGATGCCCTACAAAAAGCCAAAACACACCAAAGGCACATGACCAACCTATCATGGGTCGCCATCCAGCAACAAACAATGATCTGTGTCCAGCCTCTACTTTGTTAATTTCTGTTTGTGCTAGTAGTAATTCATTAGCATTCTCAACAAGAGACTTTTCTATTTCTCTCTTTGCTTTAGCGTTAGCGTTCTTGTCAGGAACAACTCTATCTATGACATTTCCAATTAGTGGTAACAGTGCTTGTAACATTATTCAACCCATCCATATAATAAACAAAGTGCTACTGGTGTTACAGGTAATACAGCTAATAAACCTAATGTAATAAGAATAGGTTTAAGTTTGTTTTTTAATTTATCCATTGTTTAAACACAATAGTAACTATTGAAGATATAAATGCAGCAATAGCCATACCTGCCCAGAACCCACCTTTACTTTGGTTTGCTAGAGCCAACATTGCCTTCATGTCTTTAGCAAGTTCATCTTGGCTTTTTTGTAGATGCTCTATTTGTTCTTTCATTCTTCCAAATTCTTGTGGGTTAATATCAGGCATTATTTTCTTCCTTGAGGAAATCTTAATTGGCTATCTAACAAAGACCTTAACTGTATTTCTTTTTCTTTTTTTACTAAATCTTCTTTTGGTAAAGCCAAAAGACCTAAATCAGTTTGTAAGTCTAACTGTCTAAAACCAGGCTTTACATCTACTGTTCGGTTTTGAATTTTATTAATCATATTATTAATAACAGTAGACATATTAGCTTCTCTTGCAGCTTTTGATGTTTTTCCTGCTACTCCTAATCCCAAATATGTTAATCCTCCTGCTTCTGGACCAAGATAAGAACCTACAAGAGCTGCTGTAGCAGGAGTTGGACCAATAACATAACCACCACTACTAGGGTCTAATTTAGACATTCCTTTTAAAAAAACTTCTACTTTTCCACCTTTAGCAAAATCTTGTAATATTTTTTTTTGGTCTTTGGTAAAATATCTTGATTTTTTTTCTGATTTAACTAATGATTGAACTTGTCTTTTCATAGCATCAACTAATTGTGCTTGAGTAAAATTTGTTCCTGCTGTCATTTCTGCATTAAGAAGCAAGGTTTCCAATATATTTGTATTTTTTGCTTTTCCGTAATATTTTTGTCCTGTTTTAAAAGCCTCAATATTTAATTTGTTTCCTTTGCTTGATTTAGCAATTACTCCTTCGTCAGCATATGAAATAAAATCATCTAATTCATCTCTTAATAACCCAGAAGCAAATTTAGATTTTGGTTTTGTTGTAACTTGTATATCATCAATTAAATCTCTAAATTCAAATAATTCATTAATATTAACTGACTTGCCCATTTTTGCTCTTAACTGTATTTTTTTAATTAAAGCATCCGCTGCTGCTCCATAACTAGACAGTGTACTAATATTTTCTTCTTTTAATCTGTTGAGCATTTTGTTACTTAAATCTGTTATAGAGCTATTATTAAAGTCTACTTGAGCTTCTTTAGATTTGTCAAAATACATTTTAGCTCTAGTAAAAAGAGCTTCTGAAGAGGTAGTTGGTTGTTTAGAATTAACGTTTTTTACTATAGGAGTCTTTCCTTTATATCCTATTCTGCCAAGATTTCCAACTCCAGGTATAAATGGTGGTATTTTTGAAACCTCAAGAGCACTGCCTAATGCTGATATATTGCGTTGTCCTTCTTCGCTTCTAGGCATATACGTTAAATCGCTAGTTTTTTCTTGCATTAATTGTTCAAATGATTTTATCTGTGATTGTCTAAATTCGTAGTCTTTTAAAACTCTTTGATAGTCTGGGTGGCTAGATTTTGATTTATTTTTCTCTAGCCATTTCTCTTCTTTAAGCATAGTTTGGTCTGGAGATGTTGTAGCATCTTTGTATGCAGCATAACCAATGCCACCAAGCTGTGCTGGGATACTTGTAGCTACAGTTGTTCCAGCTTCAATAACGCCTCTAGCTTCCCTGCCAAGCGTTTGTAATGATTCTGGTATATATTTATATATATCGCCTTCGTTATAATTTAAAGCCATTTAAGAGTCCTTATTATAAATCATTGTTAATAATATCTAAAACGCCTGAATCTGCACCAGGAGCTTTATTTTGGTCAATAATTTTTTTAATATTAGATTTAATGTTATCAATGTAAGCTTTGCGATTCTTTTTAAAGTATTTTCTTTCAAAAGAATATACATTTGTACCAAACCCATTTTCATTTACTTCCTGCTCAAAAGCATCTGCAAAATCTTCTTGCATATTTTGTTTTGCTTGTGCAACATAAGCGATAATTTGATTGGTAACTTTTGGATTAGTTGTTTGTACTGTTGTAGCCAAGAAATTTTCAAAATCTTTATCAGTCATTGGTCCAGTTCCTGGTTTTTTCTCACCTAAAGCAAGTTTAATTTGTGCTGTTTTTAACGCCCTTATGTAATGCTTTTGTTCACTTCCTGGCAAATCAATATTAAATCTTTTGGCAAGGGCATCAATTCCTGCTAGTGATTCAGCACCAAAACCTTGAGAACTACCAGCTTCTTCTATTAAACTTGCAGCATAAGCTAATTCTGTAGCATTTGGTATGCCAGCATTTATGTTTTGCTGAACTTGGTTAAAGTAATCAATAGACTTTTCCTGAACTTTTCCTTCTGCTTTTTGCCCTAAATCAATAACAGTATCAGGCTTTTGTGCAACATCTATAATTGCTTGATTCCTTGCTTTGTTAGCAGGCATTCCATTAGCTATGTATTGTTTTTCAAGAGCGTCTATTGCCATTAATTTAACATTTGGAGCTGTTGCTGTTTTTGGTTTATAAAAATCTTGCATAATTGCTGCTTGATTAGCTACAGGTAAATTCTTAATGGCACTATAAGATGGGTTTTCTGTAATAAATTTATTTATTGATTCTGTGGTTAAATTTCTGTCTGTCTGAACTCTTTGGTTTTCTGCAATCTTTGTGTCCATTAAATACTTATCTGCTATTCCTTGAAATGGAGCTTGTGCAGCTTTATTAGCATTTAAGTATGCTTTAGCAAGGTAGGGAGCTGAACTTCCATAATTTTGATTTTTAGGTTGTGCAAAATAACTAGCTAATCCAGTCATTATGCCTGTGCCTATTGATCTTTTGTCTGCTGCTTCTATTGCTTCTCGGTTTATTAACTTTGCATCTAATAAACTTTGTGCTCTTGCATCTGGTCCTGCACCAAAAGCGTTTATACCTTCAAAATAATCAAATAAATTCATTGTTTTCCCCTATGCCCTTAAAATGTATTGTCCGCCAATACCTGAAGTGCCACCTTGACCTAATACGTTTCCAGTCTGACCTCTCATTAGCATTGCTTGTTGATGTCTTAATCTTTCTTCTTGTTCTGGTGTGAGTGCATTTACTCCCATGCCTAATGCTAAACTACCTACATCTCTTTTTGTAGGCATATATTCTTCTAAAGCACCTAACCCAAGATTGTCTAATAACCCAACATCATTGTTGGCTGCTTGTTGAGGTCCTGTTAGAGTGTTTGCTGACATTGTATTTGTATTTAATAACCCTGCATTAATAGATGGTGTACCTAAAAAACCTCCAGTATTTTGCATTTGAGCTTGTCCACCGCCACCCATAATGTTTCCTAGACTTCCTTCTGATGCAGTAAAAGTGCTAGGGTCAATATCTATTGCATCCTGAATAGGATTAAAGCTACCAAAAATACTGCTACCTCCCCCAGCCAATGCTGCATTATTTGCAGCTTGTTCTAATCCTGTTTGTGCTAAATGAGATGGCATAGTTGATGCGGCAGTTGTTCCAACAGTTGTTGCTGGACTCATAGCACTACCAAATCCTGCTGTTGCTCCACCTAGTGCTGCACCTTTTAATGGATCTTGACCCATTGCGTATGAGCTAATTGCTCCTATACCTGCTCCAATTAATATTGGTTTAAGCATTATTTACCTCCCCCACTTGAAGTAGAGGTTTGATTGACTGGAGCTGGTGCTCCGTATGCTGCTGACAAATAAGACTCTAGTTTGTTGTAAGGTTTATTTTGTTCAAACTCAAACCTACCAATATCTGCATTTAATTTATCTTTTGCATATTGTTCTTGAGTTTGACCTATTTTAGCTAATTGATTTATGTCTGTATAATCTGCTGCTGCTAATGATGGAGCTAATTGAGCTGCGTTCATTTGTCTTGCTGCTTGTTGCTCTGATAAGCCACCAAGACCTTGAGCTGCTGCTAATCTTTGGTTAAATGTTTGGTTAGTAATATCACCTAATCTAGCCACTGCTTGTTCTTGTCTACCTCTTTCAGCACCATAATTACTATATGCTAATTCTGCTGCTCTGTTAGATAAGGCATTTGCTAGGTTTTCTGATGCAGTACCTTCTAACTCACCCATCGCACCTGAACCATATCTACCAGAAGCTGCTGTTCTGCTACCTATATCTCTTATAGCTTTATTAAATTCTGTGACTACTGGTTTAGCTGCACTTGCCATCATACTAGAAAAATATGGATTACCTGCTGATAGATAGTCTCCTCTTGCTGTAGCTTCTGTACCTGCTTGAGCTCCACTAGGTATTCCACTTGTTAATGCTTCATAATTTGATAGTGCAGGGTTTACTGCTGATTGCATACCACTAATAGTTGATTGAGCTTCAGGAATTAATGGACTTCCTCTTCTTGCTCTTTCTTCGGCTGACCTCATTGCTTCTGTTGTTGTTGCTGATGCTGGAACATAAGTTGCACTAGGGTAATATTCTGGAGAGTCAGCTTTATATAAATTTTGAGCTTCTCCTAAACCATAGGTTATGTATGGCAATATAGCAGGGTCAATATTTTGATTTGTTGTTTGTGTTTGACTACCACCACCACCCTTATATTCTCGCAATCCAGTAACAGGATTTATTGTACCTGAACCACCATGTGCTTTTAATAAATTAGCTTCCCATGTATTAACATGAGCAAGTTCGGTATCACCCTCTCTACCTAACTTACCTAAATCTTTAGCTAACCAGTTATATAACCATATTTTTAACTTAATCATTCTATTTTCAACTCCATTAATTGATATTTTGTTTCGTAACCATATAACCTGTTCCATAACCTAGCTATACTGTCATATTTAGTAGATCCTTGTATTGCTGTACCACCATTTTGTTTGACCCAAGTTTTAAATTGTTCAAACCCTTTTTTTGTTACCATGCCACCTTCTTTTTTTGTACCAATATAAGTTATGTAACAAACTCTTTCATGTGGGTACATAACCCATTGCACAGTCAATGCACAATAACAAACATCATCTTTCATAAGCAAAAGAAGCTGTTGTTGTCCTTGTGCTACTGTAAGTTTAAGTGTGTCGCTGCAAAATTCGCCATCACCTTTTTCTAGAGCTCTATTTAATATTGGTTCAGCAAGATACCAAAATCTTTGCACTTGATTCGTAGGCACTACATAGAGTTTCATAAAATTTATCCAACGATTATATAATCATATGTTACATCAGTATGAGATGTATTTCTATGCCCTATAATAAAACTACCTTTGGCTTTTGTTTTAATATATGTATGGTCTGACTCTGCTGCTGCATTTGCAGTTCTTGATGACAATACGATAACTGAATCAAAACCTGCTCTTTCATTACTAACAGTAGTTTCTGTCACTGATGTTGCTAAAGTAAAAGTACCACTATTATTAGTTTTACCATTCATAGCGTTATTAACTACTTCTGCAACTGCTCTAGGGTCACCACCTTGATAGGGAAGTGTACGATACATTCTAGGCATTATCTATTACCTTGTGGTTTTAAGTCTACATCTACTGCCATAGCTGTTGTCCAACTTCCTGTTGGCTGAACATTAAACCTATGATACCTACCTGCACTTCTTAAATTACATCTACCCTCTGATGTTGCAGGAACAAATGAACTAAACTCAATGTTATCATCTAGCTCTCTGCGACTAGCTACAGCTACTTGTGCTGTGCCATTATCTATTTGTGGTCTTGCTAGTGTTGCTACAGAGTTATAGCCAATCTCTACATCTGTTGTAATAAGTTGTGGTGTTATAGATTCCCCTGTAAAAGTAACAATTTTGTCATCTTTAGTACCTGCAAATAAAAACTTACCACCAATAAATAATCGTGAGTCTAGTGATGCTGGCATAGTATCTATATCTGTATAACCTAAACTTGAGCCTAAACTTTCTAATGTCTCACCTAATGTAGCAATAGTACCTACGACATCAGATGTTGTTTCAGCTCTTGACCATTTTTGTAACTGCCAATTATAAATAAGGATTCTTCTGTTACCATCTACATCTGCATAGTTCCAAACCACTAGGTTTTTAACAGGGTCTACAGCAGCACTCATTGTGTTAATATTTGTTAAATCTACTGTGCTTAAAAACCATCTATCTACTTTTTCTAATCCTATGTTTGTTACTGTTTGACCATCTGTAGAATACCATCCATCATCTGATAAAAAGAAAGTAATATTTCCATATCTAGCAACAGAGTTACCCTCTAAACAACCTAATCCACTAGAGATGGTATCAAATTGAAAGAACAATGGCGAACCAACATATGAAGCTCTAACCACAGATTTTTCTAGTAGTATAACCCCAAATTCTCCACCTGTTATTGCTTGAACATTACCACCATCAGGAATTATTTGAAAGTCACTTTGGCTTGTAGCTCCAGAAGTCCAATCTGTTTCATCATTAATATCAGACCATTGAACTTTATCTGGATTTGTGCCTGTACCAATGTTACCTGCAAATACAAAGTCACGAACAACAGCAATGTCTTTAGCTACAGGAGCTGCTGCTGCAACATCTGCAAAGGCAGAAGAAACACCGATAGTCCATGCTTGTATTTTTTGCGTATCGTTACAAGCTAATACTATATTTCCAAATTGTTCAAATTTCCATGTACCATTTCCTGTGTAACCACCTACTTTGGATACATCTGCTAATGCTAAAGTGCCAATATTAAGTTTATATAACTTTGTAGCACTGCCTGCAAATACTTCTACTACAGCACCAAATTTTGCTACAAAAACACTGTTAAGATTTTCACTGGCAGCGTTAGAAAAATCTACCGAGCTAGGAAAAGCACCATAACCAATGCCTAAAGGATATACATTTTTAGCATCATTTAAACTACCTGCATTTGCTGGTTGGTCTGGTAACCAATCTGTAAATTGTAATCTTTGTATTGTCATATTATAGTTTCATTATGTATGCAAGAGCATAGTAAGGAGGTAAGTTAGCATTTGTTGCTGAAGTACCACTAGAAGCAACTGCTACAGTATGGTTGTGAGTACCACTGCTAGAAATAGATACTGTGTGTGCGTGTGCCCCTGCTCCATTTGTATTGAAAGTTGCACCACTATATGCGTTTCCCTCTCCAGCACCTAATGGAGCACCATATAAAGAAGTAGTATACCTATTAGCTGAATGTACATGGTCACCTACAGTATTTGTTGTGCCTGAATGACTGTGTGCTCCAGTAGTTGAGGTAGATGCTGTGTGGTTGTGAGATACTAATGTAGCATCTGCACTACCACCAGTAGCATCTACTGCATAAGTGTTTCCTGCTCCAACTACAAATTTATCTCTTAAATCAGGAGTTCCTGATGAACCATTACATAATGCCCAACCGCTAGGAATAGAACCTGTAGAACCTGACCACAATATAATCATCCCAGTAGTAAATGAAACAATAGATGTCCAAGTAGGGGTTGCTGACGAACCTGCTGATGTTATTACTTGCCCTGAACTACCAGTTGCTCCATCCATTGTTAATGAACCAGTTACATTTAAAGCACCCGTAGTTGCAATTGCACCTCCTGTAATAGCTACAGCACTAGAGTTTTGTGCAGACATAGTGCCTAAAGATGTCCAAGTAGGAGTCACTGCTGAACCTGAAGAGGTTAAAACTTGCCCTGCTGTTCCAGTAGCTGCATCAACAGTAAATGAACCTGTTACATTAAAAACACCTGAAGATGTGATTGTGCCAGAGCTAGTCCAACCATCTCCACTAGAGCCGTCTTGCCAATCTTTAATTTCTTTCATCAACTCTCTAATTGCGTTATTGATTGTACTGGGGGGACACCCCTCATTTATGTTAATAGAGTTAATGTCAGTGTTATTAGCTGCAACACTATCCCATTCTGATACTTTAGTTTTTGCCATGTTTTATCCTTGTCGTTTCCAATCGTTAGTTCCTACTGTTGAATCTGTCCATACATCACTACCTGCTGATACTGCTGACCATGTGTTTGTTTCTACTGGTACATCTGTCCATTCTTCACCAAGTAAATATCCTATTGCTGTTACTGTTCCTACACCATTTATAGAAGCATTAGCGTGTCTCACTACTGTTGAAAGTATTTCTAATGTAGCAACACCTTCTGCACTTGCACTTCCTACAGCAACTAATCCACCTAATGCAGATACTGTTGCTGTTCCTGATATACTCGCATCACCAAATCTTATTCTTAAACCATCAGCAGTTAATGTAGCAACACCACTAATACTTGCATCAGCATAAATAATAGAGCCAGATAGAGCAACTGTTAATGTTGCACGACCACTAATATCACCACTACCAAATGCGACATAAATACCATTAGCAGTTACAGTAGCAGATCCCGTAATAGAACCTGTTGCAGTTTTTAAGAAACCACCTAATGCAGATACAGTGGCTACACCACTAACACTTGCATCACCAAGTCTTATTCTTAATCCATCTGCTGTTAGTGTTGCAGTTGCACTGATAGATGCAGCAGAAGTTCTTTCTCTTAATGCACTAGCTGTAACAGTTCCTATACCCTCTATCTGTGCAGCACCTGTTTTTACTATAGTGCCTAGTGTAGAGTATGGACTCTGTGAAAAGGTTGAAATGCCAAACATTTATATTTCAGCCTCCATCACCTCTCTAAACATATCAGAACCAAAGACACTAAAGTCTCCATCCTTCCACTTAATGTGTATCATGTTGTCAGGTGTTACTGTCCAACATCCTTTAACGAAAGAGTGGTTAGTATTCTGTGCTGCTGCTCTAAAGCCCCTCTCATTATTATCACATGGAGTTTTAGCTAGCACTATCCTTGTATTGGGATTCAAATAATAAACTTGATATTGCTCTGCAAAGACTATAGTGCTTATAAAGAGTAATGCTACTAGCGTAATTTTTTTAATATACTGCATACCTTCTCCTTTAGTGAGATACATAAATCTCTACCATAAAATTCCCAAGTGATTGCACCACCTATAAACCATAATAAATACATCATTTGATTATCCATCCATGTGATGATGCCCAAAGATAAACTAGCCCAACGAGAGCCATTGCTGTAATACCTTTAAGACTCCATTTCCCAAACTCCATAAACTTTTTATCTAACCACTCTTGTAAGCCTTCCTTCATCGCTTCTTTAGTTTCTTCTGGATTAGGTTTCATCAGCTTCTTCTGGTTGGTTACCTTCTGCTAACCATTCTAGGTATGCTTGGTAGTCTTTGTTGTCTGAATCAAAAGGGATAAATGCCCCACTACTTATTTGTAGCACTTGTGTTGTGCTTATAGTTCCATCTATATTTTTTGTTAATTTATATTTCATAATTATAGCTCCGAATCTGCAGTCCAAGCCCCACCAGAAAAGGCTGCTGCAAAGCCAGAACCAGTTCCTATATAACCTGACCATTTATTTATATTTGTTTGATAATTAATTAGAGAGCCAGTACCTGATCCCCCACTTCTTGAATATGACCATGTACCATATACCATAGTAGGTGTTGCTCTTTTTACAACTTTAAAAGTTTCTTCTGATACTATGTTTCCTGGGGAATCAGTGCTACCATAAAAATTTCTTGTACCATATTCATAATACCTCTGACACAAAGCCAACTGCTGTCCATATTGTAAGTGTTCAAATGGTGTTGCTGTAGTGCCTACCTCAAACTGCACTCCTGTAATGTACCAATCATTGGATGTAGAGTCTGCTAGGTTAACTTGACCTACTACACGATTAGCACTTGTTCTTGCTGCCCAAGATGTAGCTAAAGTTCCAGATGTAAAATTACTACCTACTCCTAACCACCATGTTAGAAATAAACTAACAGCATTATTATTATCAAGTGCACCTGTAGTATCTCCTGCATATGTTAAAGTTTTCTTTTCCCATGTGTTTGCTGAATTAATAGTATATGATTGTGATATTGCTCTTGTATTATCTCTATCATCTACTTCTAAAATATATGTACCTGTTTTGCTAGATTTCACCCAAAAAGACACTGTTATACTTTTAGCTTCTGATGTACCCTTTGCTAAATTTTGTAAATTTAATCCTTCAAACTTTTGATTTACTAATAAATGGTCACCAGCAGCTGGACTTGCATCTGCTGTTGTGCAATCCATCTTTAAACTGTTAGCAAATCCTTGACCACTTGGTGTATCTGTTGATTGTGATTGTGACCATGTTCCCATTGTAGTAATAGTTGTTTGCCATCTATCAACAGTATAATAGCCGCCAGTTGTTTTCCCTGTAACACTTGTTGCTCTTTGTGCTATCTGCATATTACCATTGATGATAAGGTTCTTTCCTATAGCAGAGGATTGTAATGAGCCATCATTATATGTAATTCCATTAGTTCCGTTAATAGCTACACTCATTACGTGTCTCCTTTAGGATATTTAGCTTTGACTGCTTGTCTTTTAGCTTGTAGTTCTTCTAGGTTTCCATCTAGTATTGCATGAACACACTCTTGTAATGTTGGATATTCAGTTAATCTTTTACCTATGTATGCTTCAGGGTCTACCCAGTTATTAATAGCATCTAAATCTAATTCAATTTTATTTCCGTCTTTATCCCAAGCATACATTTCAGTATCACTTTTATATTTAGTTTTTGCTGCTTCAGGATATAATGCAAATATAGCTTTCATTATGCTGCTACCTCCGTTATTTTAAATGTAGGTTTTGCATAACCTAATGCAGTAGTATTAGAAGGATTAGCAAAATAACTAGCTTGTGTAGCATTTTCACATCTGTTATATATACTGTAAGTTCTAGCAGTTGTACTTGCAGCACTTACTGTTGTCATCATAGTTACCATCACACAATCATTTGCATCATAGTCTTGGTTTCTTACACAAGTATGACTACTTGTTCTAGCACCTGCTGTACTTAAATTAACATCAGCAGCATTTGTTATATCATAAAACTTATGATAACTAATACCTGTATTATTGTTACCGCCAAACACAAAAACAGCTTCTAATATTAAAGTGCTATCTGATGCTTTTGGAGTAATAGCTGTATATAAATCACTATCAATATTTCCCCAAGCTGTATTAGTTAAATTAACTACACCTGTATCTGGTGTATTTGTTACTACCTGTAAAATAGTACCTGTAGGAAAAGAAGCTATGGGAATATCACCTGTTAAATTTGAAGCAGAAAGACTACTATTTGTATCTAATACTGTTCCTGTTGTTGCAGGTAAGGTTAAGGTATTCGTTCCAGCAACTGCTGGTGCTGCAACTGTAATAGCTCCAGAGGTATTTCCTGTTAATACTATATCAGCCAAAGTAATTCTCCTTAAATCTATTATTTTTCTTCATATTTTTTATCCCAGTAATTACTTGTAAATTATTAGGTACATGTAAGCACCTTTACCAGTAATAATGTTTATTTCTTTTCTCATAATTTACCCTATTCGTACAATATGTTTATTGAACCTGCATCAAAAGTATCTGAACCACTAACTGTGGTTAAACGAACTCTGTCTAGTGTGCCTGAAAGGGTTTTTTGACCTCCACCATTAATGACTATATCATAATTTTCAAAACACAAAGTACCTGAACCAACCCATAAATTTGTTGAAGAATTAAGTAATGTAAAGACATATGTTCCTGATACTAATGGAGCAGGGTCTCCTGAATCATTAACAATAAATCCTGCTGTAGAATTTGTTCCTGCCATTGAAGCACCTGCGTAAGCAGATTTAGATATATATCCTGTAGTCTCTATACCTCCAGAGTCACCAAGTTGAATTAATGGTCGTCCCGTACTATTAGTAGACACCCCTGCAAACATTAGAGTAACTCTTTTAGTATTACTAGGAATAGAAGTAAAATCAATAGATGTTCCAGAAGTAGTAGCTACAGGTGTACCAGACAATATGACTCCTGTTAAGGATTTACCACTTGCCATTGTAAGACCAGTACTATCTACTGTAGCAATTGTTGTTCCAGCACTCTGTAGTTCTATTTCACCCGATGTATCAGAGGTTAGTTTTAATCCGTTACTTGTATCTGCATTTATTATTGTAGCCATATTATACTATCACCCATCTTTGCCCACTAGAAACTGTTACTGTTACACCACTATTGACAGTAATTGGACTAGCAGAAATACCATTATAATTTGTAGGAAATGTATAGTCTGTATTTATTGTGTCGTTATTTACAAAGATGCCATTAGTTGCACCAAACTGTGGTGCTACACCTGTATTTGTGTTGTCTTGTACTACTGCTTTTTCAGCAGGGTAAGTACAAAATACATCACTTGTGCCAGATAAAGTAATTGCTGAACCAGAATTACTTGACTCCAATATTGTTGTTCTGGATAAAGTTGTGCCTGAAGCTGTATAAGTGCCTAAACCTACCTCATAGTCGTTACCACTTGTAATAGCATAGTAAGTTGTATTACCATTTCCTATAGCAGCAAAAGATTGAAAACCTGTACTTGCTCCAGCTAATGTAACTGTGCCTGTGCCTGTTGTCGTAGTGGTTTCTTTTACTCTATCCTTTACGATAAGAGCCATGTTTTATCCTTACGCTAATTCTACAGTTAGGTTGCCAGTTGTGATTTTAAATATATCACCAGAGTCAATAGTTTTAGAAGCATCTAGTGCTGTGTGGTATAACATATTTCCAGAACTAGCAGCATCCCATAAACCAATCCATCCTACAGTTCCCCAAGCTGCGGTTGCAGTTGGAAAAGTAGTATCTGCATCTGTAGCAACTAAACCTGATGTGCCTGAAGCAGTAGCAAAAGATGATGCAGTTCTAGCGTAAGAGCCACCAGAAACTTCTGTGCCAGTTCCTGCATCTGTTGGGTCTGCTGTGTGTAATGATACATATGGATTATTTACTGCTGTAAAAGCAGTTCCGTTAAGTGTTGCGTTTAGAAGTGCGACTTCTAAATAGTCCGACATTTCAGCCATAATAATTTACCTCGTTGAGTTAGTAATAGTAAGTGGTTGAGCAGGGTATTCAGATTCATCATCACTCTTGCGTAGAGCTATCATTCCTCTGTCATACATACTTGCCCATGTATTAAGTCTTTCATCATTCATCAAATAAGGTTCTGCTTCACCTAATGCAGCGTATAACAATAAATCAGGTGTATTAGCTAACCAAAGGTTAGATGAATTAGTGTCGCTCAAATATTCTGGTTGATAAAAGTAAACCATCTGTAGCGTGTAAACGCTGTCAGGGATTGGAGCAAATTGAAACTCTGCACCTAGCAGTGTGTAAAAATTAGGTAATCCAGAAACAGCAGTATGTGCATTTCTAAAAAAATTGCTTGTAGATAAAAATTTAATTGTTTGTGGTGGGTTGCCTTGTAAATGCAAATCTTTCATAGCTACAAAATCTGAAGGCAAAGATACAGTAGCATCACCTGCTGTAGTAGATGCAGTAGCAACTTTAAGCATTTGTCTTATGCGTAAGTCTCTGACAAGTCTATCTTCAGCTAGTCTAATAAACTCTGGTATCTGGGTTGTTAAATCAGAACGAGCTAAATAATCAGCTATAGTAGCTTGTAGCGTTGTGTAGTCTGTAAAAAATGCCATTTAAATTCTGCCCTGTTTTGTTCTAAAAAAACGATTGTCTGGATGATTTAAAAATTCTTTAAATCTCTTTAAATCTATTACATTAAATCCTTGCATGATCTTTTTATGATTTAAGTCATCAACAACTGTCATTGGTATAGATGCAATCTTGTTATCAAACATATCATCACCCCATTTTGATGATGAAGTAATAATTTCTTCTTTGTTCATTTCAACAATATCTGTTACATCTTGTTTTGTTTCTATCACATAACCATCATTATCATGGTCATCGTGTTTTGTTTGGTGTCTATATTTTATTGGTTTAGACCAACTGTTCTTATATTCTTTTTTATCTTCCATAATCTTCCTTAAAAGATATGCCCACCGAAGTGGGCTATATCAATACTTAATATTTAATTAAGCGTTTAAATCAGCAACGATTGCATGAGCTGCTTCGTTACTTACTTGCAGAGTTAATTCTGTAAGTATTTGATGTTTTTCAGCATCACCTGTTTTAGCTAGTAAAGTAGACTGGAATGGTCTTAAAGTTGCACAAGACAACATTGTTGGGTCTATAATAAGAGCTTGTTCGCCATTGTTAGAAGCATAATCAGAAGTCATGAATCTTTCTGGTATAACTGAAAGCATACCAAAGTCTGAAAGATAAACATCTGCTGCGCCAACAATTGCTGCTGCTTTAGTGCTTTTGCCAGCGTTGTCAGTCCAAACACGATTAGCTGCAATACCAGAGAAAGCTGATACTTTAACTTTTTGGTTTGGTGGAACAACTAACATAGTTGGAGTGCCACCTGCATTAAACGCTGCTTTCATAGCAGTTTTTAAAGATGCTTCTGTAAATGCTGCTGTAGTACTAGTTGAAGTTGCAGTTCTAATTGCAGAACCTGGAGGGGATGCTGGAGCTGCTGGAGAACCTGTACCTACTGAAGTCCAGTTAGTTCTAATCCAAGTTTGTAGAGATGCCATCTTTGGTGCTGTTGAACCTGCTGATGTTACTGGAGCAACATTACCAAGAATAGCAAATTCTATGTCTCGTTTTAGTTCTTGTCCTGCTTTAGCTAATTGATAAGCTGTTTCTGTCTTACGACCAGCTTTATCAACTCCATCAAGAGTGCCAGTAATGTTTACTGTTTTACCCATGATTTGAGTTCTGTTTGTAGCTCTAACTGTAGGTACGGCTGTAAATGCTGCTGCATCCGCTCCTTCAACTAATGCTGTGTTAGCTGCTGCACCTAGTGTATCTGTTTGCCACTCATGTAGAGTAGCTGTTGCTTTTGTTTTTCCGATAGAAGAAACTACAGGAGTTTCTGTCGGAGCAATATTGTATATGGTGTTGGATAAATCCTCACGCATACCAATTGCTTGATAAGTATGAAATGAAGCCATTGTTAATTTTCCTTAAATAAAGTTTTCAAATAAAGCTGCTGCATCTCTGGCATCACCAGTTTGCAGTAACCTGTTCTGTTGTTTTTTAGTTCTGTCTGTTACAGTCTGCTTTACTTTAGCTCCACCTTTTATTGTCTTGGGAGCATTAGCGACTTTCTTTTTAACACCAGCTTTACCTGCCATTAATTTGTCGTATTGTGCCGCTTTATGTAACACTAAAACATGGCGAGAGTCATAGACTTGAGATAACTCTTCATCTGTGAAACCAACCTTTTTTCCATAGTTGCGAATACTATTTCTAATTTGTTCGCCTTTGGCTTTGTCTGAAAACTCTGGCAAGGATTGTGCTAGTTTTTGTGCTTCTTCTGCTACAAACTTTTGCATTTGATCTGCTCTTACTGCGTTTTGCTCTTCAGCAAGGCGGTGTCGTTCAGATTGCACAGCTTGTAACTGTTCTTTTTTTTCGGTCATTTCTGCGACCTTAACTGCATATCCTATTGGGTCGTTCTCTTTCATTGCAGATAAATCTTCTGGGCTGTCATTATTGCCAACCAAGAATTGTTCAACTGCTTGAAGTTTTTGAGCATAGTCATCCCTAACTTGTCTAGCTTCAAGAATAGCTTTAGCTTCTTGTTCAATTACTTTACGCTGTTCGGCTACTTCTTGAGTCTTTTTAGTATAGTCGCTGCCAAGTTGATAAGATTTCTTTAGTTCATCAAGGGTAACTTCTTTTTCCTCACCTGCTGCTTTTATGGTGAAAGTTTGTTCTTCCTCAACTTCTTCAGGTTCTTCAGGTTCTTCAACTTCGGAGTCTACATCTTCTTCCACTTCATCTTCGGTTGCTTCTACAGCTTCCTCGTAATCCGCTTCGTCTTCTGCTTCCTCTACCTCTGCTTCTTGTGTATCTTCTTCCGTTTCAGTTGGTTGCTCGTTAGAGTCCTCTGGTGTGGATAACATACCCTCAAATGCAGATGTTGCATCATCTATTGTTATAGGGCTATCATTCCCACTTCCAACTTCTGGAGTCGTGGTTTCTTCACTCATTGTATTTCCTTAATCGCCATCTAGGTGTGGCATTACCATACAGGCTAAATGCCTATAATATTGTCCATGATTTATCCTTAATCTTGTCGCTGTCTACGATAGATTGAAGTCTAGTCATCATGCTGTCTATTGCCTTAATCCTTTGATAAGCTCTTTCTCTTGTAGCTACATCTTCTGGATTAGAATTTTGTATTTCTGCATAACACTCTTTGGTCATATCTTTTATTTCATCAAGAAATGATTGAGTATTTAATACGCTTTTAATTTCAGCTTTTTT